AGGCCAAGAAGGGTAAGCATGAATCTACTACTCCTGCTGGAGTCCAGTTTTTAAGAAAAGGTGTAGCTAAAGTAGAGAAGAGAGTCAATGAATTAAAAAAAAATTATAGTGAAGGTACTCCTTATAAATATCCTACCGATGCAGTAGAGAGACTCTTCGAGCTTCCTGGTGATGTCATATCCTTCCTTAGCCTTAAAGCTTGTGTGAACCATCTCTCTACTCCCGTCAAACTTGTGAAGGTGTCCAACGAGTTGGGGTCTTTCTTAGAAGATGAAGCTCGATTCAGATTCTTTAAAGACTCCAGCCCTGCCCTTTACGGGGTAATCATCAGGGACTTGAATAAACGTACCACTAATTACCGTAAACAGAAAAGAGTCTTGATTCACTCTTCTAATAAAGCTGGAATAGAATGGAAAAACTGGCTTCCTGGAAATAAAGTCAGGTTAGGTCAGATGATGGTAGAATTGGTATGTGAAGCTACGAAGTTGTTTAAAGTAGATCTCTATAATAATGTTGGTGGTCAAAAGAGAAAAAGTGTCTACTGGATGGAGACAACCGAAGAAGCTTTGAAGTGGATGGATAAAAAGAATTCTATTTGTGAGCTTTATAATCCTGTCAAATTACCTTGTTTAATTCCTCCTAAAAAATGGGACTCAGTTTATTCTGGAGGATACTATATTTATTCAAATATGAACTTGGTAAAAACAATGGATCACGGTTACCTTGTAATGTTAGACAAGGCTACAGATCTTAAACAAGTTAAGAAGGCTGTTAACATTGTACAGGAAACAGGTTGGAGGATTAACAAGGGCGTCTTCGAGGTTATGAGCACATTATTTAACTCGCAGTCAAGCTGTAAGGTTATTCCAGAGTTCCTAGAGAGAACTATGCCTCAGCCTTATCCTAAGAAAGGGACTAAGGAAGAACAGATAGAATGGAAAAGGTTAGCTTCTCTTGTTCATGCAGCGAATGTGAGATTAAAAACTAAAAGAATACAATTCAGTCAACTTATGTGGACCACTAGAAAGTTTGAAAAAGAGAAAGCTTTTTACTTTCCTCATACACTTGATTTTAGAGGGAGAATGTATGCCAATACAGCTTTCCTGAATCCACAGGGAGAAGACTCAGCTCGTGGTTTACTGGAGTTTTCTGTAGGTAAACCTTTAGGAAGTTCAGGTCTTCCTTGGTTACAGGTCCATCTAGCTAACTGTTATGGTTTTGACAAGGTATCTCTAGAAGAGCGTGTAGAATGGGCCAAGCTACATGAATGGGCTATCCTGGAAGTAGGAAAAGAGCCTCTAGTTAATAAGTGGTGGATGGAAGCTGATAAACCTTGGCAGTTTTTAAGAGCTTGTATCGAATACATGAAAATTAAAAGAGATCCTGGTTTTGTCAGTCATCTTCCTGTTACTGTCGATGGATCTTGTAATGGTTTACAACACTTTTCAGCTATGCTGCGAGATGAACTAGGGGGAAAAGCTGTTAATCTAACGGCTACAGATTCACCACAGGATATTTACGAGATTGTAAAAGAGAAGGTGGTAGAGAAAATAAATAAAGATCCTGATGCTCTTGTCTCTCCTTTAGATATAAACAGGGCTTTAGTTAAAAGACCTGTAATGACTACTCCTTACGGTGCTACTATCTACGGCATGAGAGAACAACTACACGAGGAATTGACAAAGCAACTAGACAAAGGAATTATATTTATTACTATTAAAGATGACCAAGATCTATGGGTTTACTGTAAATACCTAGCTAAAATTATATATGAATCAATCGGAGAAGTTGTTGTTTCCTCAAGAGAGGGTATGAAATGGCTTCAGGATTGTGCTAAAGTTTTAAGTAAAGAGAACAGGCCTATCTACTGGACCCTTCCTACAGGTTTTATAGTTAAACAGAAATATCTAAAGTCTACTGTCAAACATATTAAAACGATAATTAATGGTAAACTGGCTTCCCTGTTTTCTGCTTATGGAGACTCAGATAAGCTGGATAAACATAAGCAAACTAACGGGATAGCTCCTAATTTTGTACATAGTTTAGATGCTTGTCATCTAATGAAAACTGTAAATACTTCTTATACTGATATTCAGAGTTTTTCTGTAGTTCATGATTCGTTTGGTACTCATGCGTGTGACATGGAGTTGCTGAGTGAAAACTTGAGGTTAACCTTTATTGAAATCTATAAAGAAGATGTACTCCAGAAATTTGCAGATGCACAAACAATTACACTTCCTAAAATTCCGAAGTATGGTAAATTAAACATTAACGAGGTGAAAGATGCAGAATTCTTCTTCAGTTGACGTAGCTAATGTCGATGTTAAAAAGGTAGCACAAGGTATGATGAGAGTAGTAGATAGTTTAGATAGTTTTACCAAGGCTGAGAAGTATGCTATACTTTCAGCAGTGTTCAATTGTGTATACTTAAATAAGATGATGAAAGAAAGGAGTATCAGTGACGTAATGGAAATGATAGGTAAGATGAGGAGGGACTGTAAATTTAAGCAGATCCCTGAATTTGGTGGAGCAGAAAAATATATTATAGGAGAATTATAAATTATGGCTAATAATAAAATGTATGTAACACCTGTAGGAACAGCAGCATGGCCTTGGTTGAATACTCCAGATACTAGGTATGATGCAGATGGAGTGTATCAGGTCAAAATGATTTTTAATAAGAAGGACATTAAACCAATTCAAGGTATAGTAGATCCCTTGATGGATGGTGGTAAACACAATCCCATTAAACCTGAGCTAGATGATCAGAAAAAACCAACCGGTAACTACGTTGTTAATTTCAAGATGAAAGCTAAGGTTAAAACAAAGAGTGGGGATTACTTTAATCAGAAGCCTGTCTTGCTGGATACTGCTGGCAACCGTGTAATGAATCCAATTGGAGCTGGTAGTAAACTTAAAATCGCTTACCAAGCTATTCCTTTTAATCAGGGAGCTGGTGGTGTTACCATGCGTATGCAGAAAGTACGAATTGTAGATTTAGTCGAATACACCAAGCAAGACGATGTTGATTGGGGTAAAGATGAGGGTAGCTTTGTGGGAACAACAGCTCAAGATTCTGATACTGAAAATTTAAACAACCAAACTGGATACCAGATCAGTGGACACAATGAGGACTTCTAAATTATGGAAATACTTATTATTTATACTGTAGTAATGGTAATTATCTTGGTACTTTAATATGGCTAACTACGAAGAGTGGCGAGAGATGAATGCTGAAACAATAGCTGTCAGGGTTCGTAATTTAAAAAGTTCAACAATCGCTGCATTGATAGAGGGTATAATTATCATGCTGGATTCTGGACATTACCCAAAAGAAGTGTTTCAGGAGGTCAAGTGGGTACAAAAGTTGTTGTGGGATTTAAAAGCCGAAAACGAAATAAGTGCTCAAGAAGAAAATGAAACGTACAACTAGAAGGCAAAGGTACAGGGGTATACAAGAGGGTTACAGAAGTGGCTTAGAAGAACGAATAGCCAGCCAGTTAAAGGCTTCTGGTGTAGCTTACTCTTACGAGAAGGAAAGACTCAAGTATATCCCTGTACCTAAGCACTATACACCTGATTTTATTTTAGTGGGAAAAGAGAAAAAGATCTATATCGAAACCAAGGGTAGGTTCTTAGCTAAGGATAGAACTAAACATCTTTTAGTTCAAGAGCAACACCCTGATATAGATTTAAGATTTATTTTTACTAATTCCAGGCAGAAGTTATATAAAGGGTCATCAACTACTTACGGTAGATGGTGTGAAAAGTATGGGTTTATCTATGCAGAAAGGAGCGTGCCTGATATATGGTTGAAAGAAATAAGGGGGTAGTTCATGAACCATGTCCTAAATGTGGTTCTAAAGATAATTTAGCGAGGTATCCAGATGGTCACGCGTATTGTTTCGGTGATGACTGTTCTTATTATGAGCATGGTAGCGATTCAGTTGATGTACAAGATATATCAAAATCCAACGGTGTTTTTAAACAGGGTATTTACGAGTCCCTTAGCAAACGTGGAATATCCAAAGAAACTTGCAGGTTTTTCAAGTATCAAGTAAACTACGATAACAACAAGAAGGTTCATATTGCTCCTTATTTTAATGAGGAGAATAAACTTATAGCTCAACAGTTAAGAACTAAAGATAAAGAATTTCCTATTTTAGGGGAAACTAGAGATCTAGGCTTATGGGGAAAACAGTGCTGGACTTCGGGTAAACGTATTGTCATAACGGAAGGACAGATAGATACCATGTCTGTAGCTGAGGTCCAGCGTTGCCAGTACCCTGTCGTATCTATTCCAAATGGTGTAGGATCAGCTTGTAAAGCTATAACTAAAGACTTGGAATGGTTGTTAGGCAGTTTTGAAGAAGTAATATTAATGTTTGATAATGATTCTCAAGGGAACAATGCAGCTCGTAAGGTAGCAGAGATTTTCCCACCAGGAAAATGTAAGATAGCATCCCTCCCTCTCAAAGATCCTAATGAGATGCTCTTAGCTAATCGCGGATCTGATATTATCAATGCTATATTCAGGGCTTCAGTTTACAGGCCTGATGGCATCATAGCAGGAGAAGATACTTGGGATCTAGTAAACATTCCTATGCAAGCTGCTGATATGGAATACCCTTGGCAGGGACTTAATAACCTCACTCTAGGAGCTAGAAAAGGTGAACTCGTTACGTTTTGTGCAGGGACAGGAGCTGGAAAATCTACCGCTGTTAAAGAAATTGCTTCATACTTCCTCTCAAAAGGAGAAACAATTGGTTATATTGCTCTTGAGGAGTCTGTACGGCAAGCAGCCATTGACTTCATGTCAATTGAAGCAAATGAAATACTCCACCTGAAGGATAATTTAGAGGAAAAATTTTTAAGAGATATATGGGAAAAAACATTAAATACAGGGAGAATATTTTTATATGATCATTGGGGAAGTATGGATGGAGAGGTTCTTTCCAACCGTATCCG